GATTGCACATTGCAGCCCGTAATACACTGAGAGGCCCGAAAGGATACCCTTGCTGAAGTGATAAAGCGGACACCTGTTAGTAACCGTAACTTCAATAAGGAACTAATAAATGGCTAATACAATTGACACAGCCTTTATCAAACAGTTCGAAACAGAAGTTCACATGGCGTATCAGCGTATGGGTTCTAAGCTACGGAACACAGTGCGGACTGCTAATGTAACTGGATCAACTGTTAGATTTCAAAAGATTGGTACTGCGGAAGCAACTACTAAATCTCGTAATGGTAATGTAACTCCAATGGAACTTGCACATACCAATGTAGAAGCAACTATGGCTGACTTCTACGCTGCTGAGTACATCGACAAGTTAGATGAACTCAAAATCAACATCAATGAGCGTCAAGCTGTAGCGCAATCTGCTGCTGCTGCTCTAGGTCGTAAGACTGATAGCTTACTAATTACAGCTATGGACTCTGGTGCTAACTCAACTCAAATTCACGATACAAGTTCTGCTGTTGAAAAAGCAGATCTACTATCTGTATTTGAAACATTTGGAACAGCTAACATTCCTGAAGATGGACAGCGTTATATCGCTATGCATCCAAAAGGTTTTGCTGACTTGTTCTTAATTACAGAGTTTGCATCATCTGACTTCGTTGGTGATCAAAATTTACCTTATGCTGGTGGCATGACAATGAAAGAGTTCTTAGGCTTTAAGATCTTTTCAACGTCTGCTGTGGCTGCTGGTAAGAGTATGTGCTATCACACAACTGCTGTTGGCTTGGGTATCAACTCTGATGTTCAAACTGAAGTCAACTATGTTGCTGAGAAAGTATCTCACCTTGCAACATCTATGATGTCTATGGGTGCTGTTGTTATTGATGACAATGGTATCTATGAACTATTAGATAATAACTAGGAGGGTTAGAATATGGCTTTTGCTTCAAGTGGACTAACTCGTATTGGTGGAGACACTAATGGAAACTTGTGGATGTATACGGCGGCGGATGCAATTGCTGCTGTCAACACGGCTGGTTACTTCAACGATGCAGCTAACATGCTTGCTGTTCGTGATTTAATAATTGTTCGTGATACAAATGCACCAACAACAAGTTTTTGTACTGTTCTTTCCAACACTGGTACTGTTGTTGACGTATCTGATGGTACGGCAGTAGCAGAAACCGATGGCGACTAAGGGGTGGGGGCTTCGGCCCCCAACTTTCTATGCCTGATTTTGCAAACACAGCAATAAAAATTTGCTCTCGAGCATCACTATTGATTGGCGGAGATCCTATCCAATCTTTTACAGACGGAACTACAGAGTCTGATATAGCTGATGCAGTATATGAAGATATTGTTAGGGCTGCTTTAACAAGCAGTCGTTGGCGTTTTGCTACTAAACAATTTCAATTGAATAGGTTAACAGATGCTCCAATAGGAAGGTGGGACGCTAGTTATCAATTACCCTCAGATTCTTTAATGATTAATGCAATTACTGTTCAGGATCTTCCTATAGATTATAATATATATGAAGATAAAATATTTAATAATGCAAATGTTACTGATGAGGTAATTGCAGATTATATTTATCGAGCAAGTGAATCTACTTGGGCGCCTTATTTTACTCTTGGTGTTCAATTTTCTGTTGCTGCTGTTTTTGCAGTTTCATTAGCAAGGGATGCTTCTTTATCTGCTGCTATGGATCAGCAAGCTAACATACAGTTAATAAAAGCTCGAAGATTAGACTCTCAAGCTCAAACAACTAAGAAGCTTAATACAAAAAGGTTTGTTACTGAAAGGCTGAGTTAGTGCAAAAGATTCGCGTTCCGCAAAACAGTTTTCAGTTTGGTGAAATAAGTGATTCTCTGATAATGAGAACTGATACTGGCGTTTATACAAGTTCAGCGCAGAAGATACAGAATATGATTGTAACTACTGAAGGTAGTGCAAGAAAGCGTCAGGGTTTAAAACATATATACGATTACTCAATAACTTATGACTCAAGTAATCCAGATCAATCACATCTGTTTCCATTTATCTTTGACAATAATGAGCAGTATATTATTTCTGTTGAGCATCAAAAAGTAAGGTGTTTTAGAGTTATAGATGCTGATACTGTAAGTTTAGTTGCTACCATAACTGCTGATGTTAGTAGTGCTACCCTTCCTTTTGATAAAGAATACTTACAACAATATACTGCTGCACAAATGGGTGATGTAATGTTTATCTGTCATCCATTATTTGCACCTAGAATATTAACAAGAACTAGCCTTACTACATTTACAATAAGCACTTATACATTTGATGAGAGATCAGATAGTAAACAAACTTATCAGCCTTATTCTAAATTTCATGGTGTTGGAGTTACTTTAGATCCTAATGCTACTTCTGGAAGTGGAGTAACTTTAACTACAAGTTCTGCTTATTTTGATACAACAGGAAGTCAAAGCGGAGGTAATTATCCTAGCTCATTACACATTGGAGTTATTCTTAGATATGGTGAAAATGAAATACAGATAACAAGCGTTCAATCTACAACGCAAGCAACTGGAACTATATCAGATAATTTAATTATATCATTAGAAATAGCTAATCCAATTAGAACTAGAAACGGAAGTGACTCTATTGAAATTACACAGATTAATCACGGTCATGCTGTTAATGACTCTATAACAATTAGTTTAGCAGATACTGTTGGAGGTATAACTGCGAGTAATATAAATGGAACAAGAAGTATTACCTCAATAGTAGATGAAAATACTTATACTGTTACAGCAGCGGCTGCTGCAAATTCTTCAGAAGATGGTGGTGGTAAACCTAAAGTTGCAAGTCATGCTCCGACAACAAACTTTGATGAACAATCTTGGTCTGCTAAAAGAGGGTATCCAGCAGCCGTGGCTTTTCATGAAAACAGATTAGTATTTGCTGGAACTATTGCAGAACCAGATTCTATTTATATGAGTAAGATTGGAGAGTATTTTAATCATGATGTTGGAACTGCACAGGACAATGAGGCTATTGCATTAACAGCAGCAACTGGTGATGTGCATGAAATACGTCATTTGATTTCTAGTCGTGACCTTCAAGTGTTTGCTGGTACTGGTGAGCTTTATGTTCCTACTTATCTTAATCAAGCTATTACGCCAACTAATGCACAGATTCGTGAGCAAACTCCATATGGCTCTTCATTTGCAACGCCTCAGTTAATAGATGGAGCAACTGTTTTTGCACAAGCCAGTGGTAGAATAATTAGAGAATATTTATTTACTGATAATGAAGATGCTTATGCTTCTACTGCAATATCAACTATTGCTTCTCATTTAATTAATACCCCTAAGTATATGGCTGTTGTTCATAGTGGTTTTGAGCAAGCAGACTCTTATGTTATGATTACTATGGATGATGGCGATGCCGCAGTCTTTACATCTAATCGAGCAGAGAAAAGAGCATCTTGGACTGAGTTTACAACTAATGGGCGTTTTGATTCTGTGGTTTCTATAGATGATAGATTGTTTGCAAACATCTATGATGCAAATAATAAATTAAGATTGTGTGAGTTTAAAACTGATATTGGTTTAGATTCTTATATTTATGGGGCAGTAGCGTCTAACTCTCTTACTGTTAGTTCTGCATATGCAAATGGCGTAACGGTTGATATCTTAGCAACAGATGGAACTGAAACTGATTACCTTGGTGAATTTACTGTAGCTTCTGGTGCTGTTGATTTATCAGCATTTTCTGGAACGCCATATACAAATGCTTATGCTGGTAAAAAGTTTACATCAAAGATTATATCAAATCCAATAGATGCTTCTGGGGCTGCTGGCCCACTAACAGGAAGTCTTCGAGGAATTACAAATGTTGTTGTTGATATGAAAAATACCAAGTCTATAAAAATAAACAGTAAGCCATTAAATATTGAAGAGTCATTTACTGGCAAAAAAGAAGTAAGATTAGTTGGGTATAATAGAGATCCTCAAGTAACAATAGAACAGGCAAATCCGTTGTTTATGCATATTAACGGATTTATTACGGAGGTAGTTATTTAATGGCATTAGATCCATTTACTTTATTAGCCTTTGGAAGCAAAGTTGTACAAGCTGGTGCTATGGCTAGTGCTGGCAGAGCGCAACGCAAGGCTGCTGAACTAGATGCCTTTGCTACTGAAACTGAAAAAAAACGCAGTAAGGTTTCAGCATTACAAAGACATAATGATAGATTAGAAGTGTATCGAACTAATCTTTCATCAAATATAGCAGCTTTTAGAGGTAGAGATGATGCTTCTGTTAAAGCTTTTTTAGAAAGACAAAAGCAAGTAGCTTTTGAAGATACAGCAAGATCAGATCTTATGGGTATGTTTGAACAAGCTAAGCTTCAACAAGAAGCAACAACAATAAGGGTTGAAGGTAGGGCTAGAGAAAAAGCTGCAAAAATACAAGCTTTTACGACACTTATGGGTGGCTTAATGGATTTCCAAAAGACTATGTAGGTAAGCAATGGTTAAAGTTATTAGAGAAGCAAGACAATTTAAAGTTGGCCCTGTTGGTGTTGCTCGATCATCAAGGGCTGGAGTTATAACGAATGAAGCTATTGCAGAAGGGGCTAATGCTTTATCTGCAAAGTTTTTTGAACGTGCTGTTGAAAATGCAGAAAAGAGAGGAATTGAATCTGTTGAGCAATATTCACCAGAACAAATAACAACTCTTGGTGCAGATGGTCGGCCTGAAGTTTATGAGCCTCCTAGATTTATGGGAAGAATTGCAAGACAGGCTAGGGAAAAAGCTTTATTAAATAGATTTCAAACTGAAATAGAGTTAGAGCTTTCTGATAAAGCTAAAGAGTTTTCAAATACATTTAGAAGAAATCCAGAAGGATTTAAAGAAGCTTTAACTAATCATACTAAAGCAATGATAGATGTTGAGGGAAGCTCGGTTTTTAAAAGGTTTATCCGTCAACGTGGAGAAGAACTTACATCTAATGTTTATGACTCATTAGTTAAACAAGCTAATGCTAGACACGATCAGGATATGCGGCTTCATAATGCTAGGCAAAATATAGAAGCTGTAGATGCTGTAGAAAGTTATTATTCTATTGGAGATATTGAAAAAGCTAAAGCAACTATAAAATCAATTAAAGAAACAAATGATAATGCTTTAGAAGCTGGGTATATATTAAGTGGTGAGGTTGCAAATACAGATAGGAATATACTTAAAGCTGAAGCAAGGGGAAGAATGACAGCCTTTCTTAGAAATGCAAGGCTTACAATGAATGGGATTCAAACATTAGCAATAGCAATATCAAGTGGCAATCCTCAAAATTTAACTGATGACACGTATGATGATATAAGATCACTGCTTAACGAAGCTTATAAAGATTCTGATTTATTTGATTCAATAAAAGAATTTACATTACCATTATTAAAAGCAGCAGAAACAGGTAAAGCTTTTGAATATGAACTTTCTAGATTAAGAAAAATAAGACAAAATGCAGATGTAGTAGAATTAAATCAAAAAGCTGCGGAGGCTGCTCAAGGATCTAATTCAGATCAGGCTTCTATGATAGATAAACTTATAGAAGATTTTGAAACTCAAAAAAATGCATCCGATGCTTCTCTTACCAGAACAATGGATACTGAGTTATATAAATTAGAAATGACTAAAATAACTAATGAAGTAAATGCTTTCGGTCAGGCATTAAGTGGAATTATAGTTTCAAGAGACGCAGACAGTCGTGAAGATCTTTCCTTAGTAGCAATGTTTTTAAAAGATCAAAGAATAGATAGCACAACAGGTGATGCTACACCATATGAGGTATTGTATGATAAAAATCCAGCTTTAGCAAAATCAGCAAGAAACTTTTTAGAACTACATAATGCATTTCCTGATTTTAAACTTTTAGATACTCTTAATGCTGATATTAACGCTATTAAAGATGATACAAATTTCTTTGAAAAAAAAGAACAATTACAAAATACAATTCAACTAAGTCAGGATCTTAAGAAATTAAATTTTGCAAATGCTGATCAAGTTTCTGATTTTGAAAATAAAATTAAAAATAAAAATACTAAATTAGGTGATGAGCAAAGAGCATCGCTTCAGGAAAATTTTGAGTTTAGAGATGGAACACACAAACTCTCTAATATATTTAATAAAATAAAAACTCGTCAGCAATTACTTTCAATTGATCATTATGTAATGAATAAAGCGGAAAGTGAAGAATATAAAAAAGATTATAAATTAACTGAAGATGAAATAAAAGCTATAGATGAAGCTAGAACGCTTCTTGGTGATAATGCTACCAGAGTGCAGGGTCAGTCTCTTTCTGGAAGAAGAGAGGATGCCATAACTCAGGAAGAAATCAGAATAAAAAATAGACAGTTTTTTACTCAAGCATTAAGAGGTCCAGTAGATAATACAAAAGATAATCGTGATTTATTAAGCAGTCAGTTTGATACTTACGCTGAAAAAATAGGTGCTGATAATTTAATAGATTTTATAGTAAATACTAATTTTGATTTGGGCGGTGAAGAAGAACAAAAATTATTAATTATGTTAAGACAATCTAGTATTGCTCCAACAGGTCTTGTTTCTGTTCTTGAAAATTTAGTTAATGAAGGTGGTTTTGTAACTCCTAACTTTAGTATAAGTAGGGTTCTTAATATATATGGTTCAGTAAATAATAAAATAAACATAACACAAAACCAAGTTTATGATAATGCTGGCACAAGTAAGCTATTAGATCCTGCATTAGCAGCGACTTTGGATAAGCTTTATGCTTCATACCAAAATATGCCATCAGGACAAATGAGTATTAAGGCAACAGATGCTGCTCTTGTAGAACGATTAAAACAAATAAGGGCAGTCAAAAATGTTCCAGAATTTCAAAAAGATCTTTTAAAGCAGTTAGGCATGGAAGATCGCACTGTAAATAATTATGTTTTAGAAAACTTTGGGGCAGAAATCGGTATAAGCCAAGATCTTC